GCGCACAATCAGCGATGCAAATAAGTCGCGCGATATTTGGCAATTAGCTATCGAAGGTGGGAGGCTAATGGCCACCGAGGCTTACTCTACCGATAGGATTTGCCGCAGGATAATGGAAGTAACTATAACCGCTGGAAGAGAATTTATTGTGGATGGATCCCCCAAAGACGATTGGCGCGTTACCATAGAAGGAACAGCCGAGTACGTCACCTCAATGACTCCCGTTGTAAAAGAAGCGATGCCGTGGGCCACTATCAGATCTGTTATTCAAGATAGACACATCGCCGTTAAAGAGTCCGATGGGATCCCTCAAGCCTTCAAAAAGTACGCAGACAACTTCGTCCCTAAGAACGGGACTCCCCCGTTAGTATTGAGCACCATTGCAATGGAAAGGTTATATGGCGCAGCCTAGTTTCGCCAATCCCGAGTTCTCAGAACAGCTTCTTCTACTACGGGCAATGACGGAAAGAACCGGGGTACTTCACGAAGCACAGATTCTTCAGCTTAAGATGTACCCCATCGCGATGATCACTTCTTCTAAGTCTGCTGAGATCAAGATTGATATAGAAGGAAAATCGGTAGACTTTCAATTGAAGCTGGATAAGAAGAAAAATCCAGACCTAGAAAAGCAGTGCGAAATGGTAAGCGATGCGGTGAAGTGGTTGCTTGGGCCAGAATGGCTTGTAAGACTTCGGGTCCGCGAGAAGACCATTTATCGTGGTGCCCGCACACTGGGAAAGCCCCATGTCAAATGAACTAGCCGTATCAGAAATAGAGGGGCTACCTCCGGTAGAGCTAGAGGCTTACTCCAAGTATGTCTCTAAGGGCGGCGCTCCTTTGTCTCCGGGGGTTCAAGCTCAGTTGTTTTCCCTGTACCTCCACGGGGACTCTTGTGAAGAAATTGCCGAACTAAACAAGAACTTTACTCTAGGCATGATCGTGAAGGCTAAGGTCGATGGACTGTGGGAACATAAAAGAATCGCGCACTTGCGAGAACTGCTGGATTCAGTTAAGGACCGAGTTACTCAGACCCAGCTTGAGTCAGCCCTCTTTGCCTCAGATCTCCTTGCCGCCACTCACAAGATTCATGGTAAGAAGCTACGAAAGGCTATCCAAACTGGCAATGAAGATGACGCGGGCGAACTGGCCATCCATAGCATCAAACAGTATCGTGATGCTGTTGACCTTCTTCTCAAGGTTACGGGCCAAGATACGAAGCAGCAAGTAACGGTGAAGGGTGAGCAGACCCACACCATCGAGTTTAAGGGGAAGATGACCCCGCAGGAGGCCGCCCTTGCTTTGGCGGCTATTGAAGCCAAGAAATAATGGATCCAGCACAAAAAGAAGCCGCCCTCAGGGCAGCCCTCTTCGTTAAGCCCGAGTCTAAAGAAGACTTGGCGCGCTGGATTCGTTTATACTTGGGGATTGATCTCCCGGCGGTTGCAGTAGATCCCAACTCAAATTCATCGCCCATGGATCTGGTGTGGGAGCTATACGATGCCTGTCGTCGTAACGATCCAAACTACCAGCAGGTTATGGCCTATGCCGCCAGAGACTCCTACAAGACGTTCTCTTCGGCTATCTTTGAGGTGCTCTGTATAATGCACCTAGAGCGTTCTGTGGCTCACATGGCCGCTATTGAACCACAGGCCAAGAAGTGTCAACAATACCTCAAGAAGCATCTAAACCGCCCCTTCATCCGAGACTTCGTTACATCCAAGAATGAGCGTACCGTCGAAATAGCTCGCTTCTATAATGAGGAAACGGGGAGCAGCATCACCGTCAGAGACTATGAGGGGCTGCTAGCTTCTGACCAGATTAACTACCGAGAAATCCGCAACTACGTCAATATCGTTATCTGTACCATTCAGGGAGCTAACTCCGAGCACACCCCGATCATGGTCGTAGACGAAGTTGACGTTGTAGAAAACCATGACGCCTACGAAGAGGCCAAGATGATCCCGGCCCCGATAGGAGACATGATGCCGATGACCCTCTATACCTCCACCCGTAAGTATAGCTGGGGTCTCGTTCAAAAAGAAATCGACAATGCGGCCAATACCGGACTACTCATCCGTCATTGGAACCTCATCGACGTTACTCGCCCATGTCTGCCAGAGCGCCACCTTCCAGAAAAGCCCAAGATCACGATCTACAGATCGGACCTTCTACTCCGTTCCATTTCAGAGCCAGACTACCTATTATTGGATGACTCCGAGAAATCTAAATATATCAAGGACACGGGCTACGCTGGCTGTCTCCAAAACTGTAGGATGTTTGCGGCCTGCCGTGGCCTCTTGGCTACCAGAGACACAACCCCGAACCTCCTACTCAAGCCTGTCCAGCACACGCAGGCCCAGTTCATCAAGGTCACGCTAGATAAGGCTAAGTCCCAGCTATTGTGCCTGAAGCCATCGCTGGAAGGATTGATTTATCCTAATTTCTCTAGAGATATTCACATGTTGAGTATCGCAGAGATGATTGAGATGGTTTCTGGAGAGCCAGCTAAGCCCGGAGCCGACAAAGCCGCGCTAATAGCCGTCCTACGTGACCGTGGAGCCCGTTTCGTGGCCGGGATGGACCACGGGTATAGCCATAACTTTGCCGTTGTGGTGGGAGCCTTGTTCGATAACAAGATGTATGTCATCGATGTGGTTGCTCAAGCTCAGTTGGAGCTAGGGCAAAAGGTATCCCTCTGCCAGCAAAGAGTTACTCCGTTTAACCCCGATACGTGGGCAGATACCGCTTACCCGGCAGACAATAAGACCCTTAAGCGCGAGGCTCAGCTACGGATCAGGGATTGGAAGAAGGGGCCGGGGTCAGTCAAGGACGGGATATCTATTGTCCGCTTAGCTTTGATGCCTACAATGTCAGCTTCCCGAAACGAAGCTAGGCTCTTCTTTATTAAGGGTGACGAGGGATGCGAGTTGCTCGCCGCCCGTATGGGACAATATCACTGGACCACGGACGCGGCCGGTAGGGTAACCGATGAGCCTGACGACGAGAATGACGACGAACTCGACGCTCTGCGGTATATGGTCATGAACGTAATGGACAAAAAGGGCATTGTTACCTTTACCAACGTCAACCTAACCCCGGGGCTACAAGACTCCATTCTGGCTCCACAGCCGGGTGAAAAGCAATATGACTCGCAGAACTGGATGAAGCAAATTATTGCGGAGCGCACGGGAATTAGCCCGGAACCAGAGGAAAACCCGGCAGGATCATCTGGGCGGTCTGGCCGCTTTAGCTGGAATCTCTAAGCGTAATCTTAAGGTAGACCGAGGTTTACATGGCAAACAATGTTATTTTGAACGTCAATTCGAATGCTTGCGCTTACGGCGATACTACCGTCAATTCCAACCCGAAGCGTAGGTTCTTCGATTGGCAAAGGAACTATAACGGGATTATGGTCCAGAATCCCAAGAGCGAACAATACACCGTTCCCGCTCGCCAAATGATAAACCTCTTTAACGGGACTAGGGCGACTACCGTTGGGGCTAATACAGCCTTCGACTTAGACTTCTTATCTGACTCTCGTTATCGCTTTACTTACGTGAGCGGCCAGAACCCCGGGCTGGCAACGGATGTGGGACTATCCTTCACCTCCGTTACCTTCATCGTCACGGTTAATGCCAACTCTACCCTGACAATCGTCGCACAGGGAGGTGCAACCCCATTCACTGGAGTTGCGTCAGGACATACCCTTTACATTTATGGCGTCAACGATGGAGTGGTGGGCGCATTCAATGGACAAAATGCTGGTGAGTGGAAGGTCCTAAGTTCCGCTACTGGAAATACGCTGGTCCTCTCGCGCTTCTCTGGCACGACCTTCGACGGGGTTTCAGAGACAGTTACCTGTTCGGCTACGAATAACATGATGGCCTATCTTCTAAGTGTCGTTCAAGTCGGGGACAAGGTGTCTATTGATGCCGGGTTCCAGATTGATGCCCAGAGGAGTTATTCGGTCGCGGCTGTAACCCCCAAGTGGTTTGAGGTTGTCAGCACTGAGCCTCTCGTTGATGAAACGGCGGTTGTCCCCGGAACATCCGGGCTATCCTTCTATTCGCAAATGAAGAGGTTCGTCCGTCTAGAAACGGATCAGGAGGCTAAGGTCTATTTTAACGGCTCCGTGGATGAACACCAGATTGTCTCCCCTTGGGTCGCAGCCGATCCCGAGCAGACCGGATGGCTGGAGCGTTGTGGCCCCGTTTGGAATGCTACGGTATACAATCGCTCGTTGACCCCAATGACTGTAACTTTGTTCTCGGTCGAATGACTTAGGGGTTTGTAGGGAATGCGTTGAAGATCAAAATGGAGTTTGTAAGATTTGTGGCAGCCCTCCTTCGGTGTGTGGATCACGATCATAAGACGGGGGAAACAAGGGGGCTGCTTTGTAATCGGTGCAATACGGCTTTGGGGTGGTTTGAGAAAAACCGCGACGGTGCTCTAACCTACCTAAAGATAAAGGAAGACCGTGGCTAAGAAGGAAAGACCCATCATTAAGAGGGAAGTTAAGATCTATGCAGCGGATCCTAACAATACCGACCTTAATGCATTGAAGCAGACCGAGGAGAAGCCTTCTGTCCAGAGTGATCTGGTGAAGAGCATTTTGAACGCACTTCAGGACACGGATGACAAGATCCAGCGGTTAGGCTTTGAACGCGACCCGACTCAGAATAATGAGTTTGCGGCTATCTATCGCCAGAAGGTCCGTCTTATCCCAGACACCATTCTTAAGCGAATCGCCATCCAAGACGACCTTGTAGCTGCCATTGTAAATGCTCGATCAAATCATATCTCGGCTTTCGGTCGCCCTCGTCCTGACCGCTTCTCCCTTGGATTTGCTGTAGATATCAAGTCGGAAATCATCGAGCGAGCATCCTCAGAGCAAAAGGAAGAGCTATACAAGCGCATCAGCGTCTTCGAAAAGAGATTCCTTGATTGTGGAAGCACCGAAGGTTACTCCTCACAGGAACGGCTTACCCTTCCGCGCTTCCTAGCCATGCAGACGCGAAACGCAATGGTGGTCGGGCGCTTTGCTACAGAATTCGTATGGACTATTAATGGCAGTGGAGATAGGGAATTCCACTCCTTCCGTCCAATCGATGGTGGAACCATCTATCGCGCTGCTCCATACAAGGGCCAAGCCGAACAAGTCCGTAAGATGGCCAAGCGGCTCATGGAGCAGATGCTTAATAAGAAGTTCAAGGAAGAGCAACTCGACAACCTAGACCAAGAGTACCCTTGGGTGCAGGTCATCGAAGGCAAGCCCGTCCAAGCCTTCACCTCCAAGGAAATGTATGTCCATAACTGCTATCCGGTTACGGATGTTGAGCTTCAAGGGTACCCACTCACCCCACTAGATACAGTTATCGCAGCAGTTACCACCCACATCAACATCACCAGCCACAATAAGCTCTTCTTCCAATCTGGCCGAGCCGCCAAGGGGATGTTGGTCATTCAGTCCGAGGATCTGGATCCGCAGGCAGTTGATCGCATTCGCCAGCAATTTATGGCGAACATTAACAACGTCAATAACTCTTGGCGTATGCCGGTCTTCAGCGTCGGCAAGGACGATCAGGTTAGCTTCCAAAGTATGGACGCGGAAGGCCGCGACATGGAATTCCAGTATCTCAGCGATACCAACGCTCGCGTTATCCTATCCGCCTTCCAAATGTCCCCCGAAGAGCTTCCCGGCTACGCTCACCTATCGCGCGGTACCAACAACCAAGCCCTATCTGAGTCTAACAAGGAATATCAACTAGAGGCTCACCGAGACACAGGCATTCGTCCACTGCTAGCACACTTCGAAGACTTCTTCAACCAAGTAGTCTTCCCCATCATGGACGACGAGCTTTCAAAGCTATGCTCCATTAAGTTGGTCGGCCTAGACGCGGATACGGCTGAAAAAGAAGCTGTCCGTATTTCTACCGACGCCCAACTACACATGAATTACGATGAGATCCTTGGCAAGGTCGAAAAGGATCCGGTTGGCAAGGAGTGGGGCGGTGAATTCTCCCTCAACCCGGCCTTCCAAGCCGTGCTCGACAAGTATATCCCAGTTGGACAAAT